TCCATAACGCGCCGTTCGAGATTGTGATGCTAGAGAAAGGCTTAAACACAAAATGGAAGCTCCCTCATGGTAAGGTAATCGACACGTTAATCTTATGCGTGACCGCGTATAACTCCGACACCTATACGAAATCAGAGTTCGCCAAGCGTCAACTGACTGGCCTATACAAGCTGATACCTGACATCATGGTCGCTTACGGAAGCAATGACATTGAGCGTCAAGAAGATTTAGTGAACAAGTTCTGTGCCAAAGAAAGCGATGCTGTTCACTCCTACAATGGTTTCGTGAAAGAATTTGCATGGGGGTTTAACCTCAAGAAAGCCAGTAAGCATTGGCTTAACTATACCCAAACAACCTTTGAGGAAGTCTTGCAAGGCCGAGGCCACATGGGTCAGATTACAGGGGCTGAGGTCGTCAACTACGGGGCTGACGATGCGATAACCTGCGTGGGTATCTACCATGAGGTAATGGCTTGGCTAATGCAGGAAAACCCCAACGCGATTAAGACCTTCTTTAACCAAGAAAACCCTTGCTGCTGGGTTTATGCTCAGATGAACGCGAGTGGGATGCGTGTTGACGTTGATGCAATCTATCGCGCTCAAGATTCTCAGCGTATCGAGTACGCTGTCGGTTTGCGTAAAATGAAGACTATTCTTGCCGAGGCATTAAGCACTGTCTGGACAGGTGAGCCGAGTCAACAACTCCTTAAATATGAGAAGTGGTATGAGAAAGGACGCGACCGTTATCTCAGTCTGATTAAACAGTTCGTCGCGTTACCTGATAACTTATCGGATTACGACCTTGTTAACTTTGGCGTTCGCCCCTGTGGGTAAAGGCTGGAGTGGGGAAGAGGTTAATTGTGTGAATTTGTCACACTATATGCCCATGCGCGTTATCTTATTTGAAATCTTCGGTCTAAAAGCAATGGTTGAGGCGCGTAAGATTCAATCTGACGGTGAGGCGCGTGATAAGTTACGGGCGAAGGCAGAAGAGAGCGGAAACAAGTTGGTGGTGGAGTTGATGGATTGTTATCAAACCTTAGAGGGTATCTCACAAAGTCTCAAGCTTTATATCAACAATTACATCAAAATGGTTGACCCTGAGACAGGTAGAATGTACCCCAGCATCAGTTCTATCTTAGATACACGGCGTACCTCTACCTCAAACCCCTCACCACAACAACTCACTAAGTTCGGCAGCAGTAAATTTGTTCGCTCGTTCTTTTTACCTGATGATGAAAATTCAGTGATATTGGCTCCTGATTTTAGTGCCATCGAGCTTGTTATAATAGGGGGCTATTCCAACGACGCTGGCTTCCTTAAAGCTTACGGTCAACGGCCTCACGACGACATTCACAGTCAAACAGCCGCCCTTATGCTTGGCTTAACGATTGAGGAGTTTAATAAGCTACCGAACAAGAAACAAATGCGGAATGAACAAGGAAAAATTCCTAACTTCTCTCTGTGGTACAGTGGTACTTTACACACCGCAGGTAAACAACTCGGTTGGGATGCTGACACTGTCAAGATGAAAACTGAGCTTTACAAAGCAGGTTACGCTGAAGCCGAACAATGGCGTTTGGACACTATCTCGGACACCAAACTTAAAGGGTATGCCGAGTTACCTGATCACTTGCGCCGTTACCGTTTTGAGTCAACCCCCATGTGGGCACAGTTGATGCAGAATAAATTTGAGAAACTAGGTGTTCAAGAATTTGGTAAACAGTGTATTAGGCGTATTCAAGCTCGAAGCTCTAACATGGCCGTTAACGCATTGGTTCAAGGGCTTTGCGCTACTTACGCCAAGCGTAAACTCTATCGCGCCATGTTCAAAGACTTCCCACGTTTAGGTTTACGTGCGAGAGTGATGACTCTTATCCATGATGAGTTAGTCGTTTCCGTTCACCGTGACGATGTAATGAAGGCGAAAGATTACCTTTACGAGTTGATGATTGATGGGGAAGGAATCTTCGATAATGTGATGATTGACTCATCTATGGCAATGGGGCGCAACTACCTCGCCTTTAACGCTGAAAAGAACCCACGAGGGTTAGTAGAGCTGATGGAGTTGGACAAGAACCTACCTTGTATTCCTAAAGAGCGTTGGGGGCAGAGAGCTACCGATAGCGAAACGGGCTTAATCCTTGATTACCTTTTCAGTTAGGTTTACAATTCTCTACATCTAGTGAGTAGCGTGACAGCAAAGCATTAGGTATATTTAACAACATAGAAAAGCCGTTTTGTCTCCGCTTGTTGGGTGATGTTGTTACACCCTCTGTCACCAAGCTATAGACTCGACGGCTTTTTTATTTCTGAGATTTGAAGACTATGAAAGATTTAGTTCACGGCGTTGGTGTGAATGATCGAAAGTACCCCTCATGGGTAAACGGTAAAATTGCTAAAGAGTATCACCTTTGGAATAGTCTCCTCCTTCGTTGCTACAACCCTAAACACCATAAAAGACAACCCACTTATATATGTTGCACCACCAGTGAAAACTTTAAAAACTACTCCTACTTTCACGATTGGTGTCAAAATCAAATAGGTTTTAATCAAGAAGGCTACCAGTTAGACAAAGACTTAATCCTCAAAGGGAATAAACTGTACTCAGAAGACACCTGCTTATTCATACCGAGTGAGTTAAACACTCTGCTAATTAACCGTAAGGTTGATAGAGGTAACTTACCTTTAGGGGTCTCAGCTCACCAAGGTAGATTTAGAGTTAGATGTTGTAAGGGTTCCCCTAATCGCCACATAGGTCTCTTTAACACTGCGGAGGAAGCATTTGCAGCTTATAAGCGAGTCAAAGAAGCCTTTATCAGACTTCAAGCTGAGAAGTGGAGAGCCTTTATTGATCCAAGAGCCTATGAAGCTCTGATAAGCTACACTGTTTCAATTACTGATTAGATGAACTTATGCTAGTATTACTCAAACGCACTCTGGGTAATTTTGCTATGGCATTTTCTAACTTCTCAAAACACTTAATGTTATCTCAACTGCTCACTGCAACCTCAACAATCGCAGGTGAGCATAGAGTGGCCTTGGGAAACAATGGCACTTTACTATCTTCGGCTACACATCTTGGCGCAACCGAACAGAACGTATTGTTGAAAACATACGGTCACAACCCCCCGTCGATCACCAACACCACAGGTTTAATCTGGACGGCAATCAACAACTGGCCAACGCCAATTACAGAAGTTTACATTTTTAATGCCTTATCCAATGATGTACTGTTAACAGGTAAATTAGACAACCCTCATGAGATGTTGGCAGGGAATATCTTCAACTTGGAAGCTTTATCTTGGGAGGCAGCGATTGTTTAACTCTACTGCCTTCAGTCATGTCAGGCTAAACCTAGTTCAGAATCTCGGCCTAAATTTTTTTGAGGTTGAGACTGAGTACACAGAATTTGCGAGCAGCACCAATCTGGGTGGCAGCTACCAGTTTTCGTTAAAGGTAGAAGCACCCAGCCTGAGAGCGTTCAACGTCGTCGTACCTGTGTTGCGGTATTACCAAAACCATGATGGTAGCTTAGATATAACTTACAACAAAGATACCAATATGGCTTGGGTTGATTGGATGTACAACATCCATAAACTCGACCGTTATTTCCTGTTTAATCACCCTGTTTATGGCACTCTGAAAGTTAGATTCAAAGAGCCGTTGAAGGTACCGAAGGGGCTAAAAGGTGGCCAAGCCTGTGTTGAAAGTCTTGAACTGCGGTTGATTGAAATCCCCTCCGATGCCTCTTACCAGCAATTTAACCCGCGCAGTTTTGATGAGTTAGGTTTCGACTTCCCTTTCCATTGTGTTAGCAGCGAGTACCAGCAAGAAGGTACAACCGCTGTCTTGGGCGGTAACTATACCTATGCAGTTCGCGGTGCTAAACCTGAACAGAGAAAGTTTACGCTGTACTTTAAAGGTATGAAGTATTATCAAGACGGAGCAGGTAAGCTCGACCCGTTTTTGAACAGTACCCTAAATATGGGGGCTTTAGAGCTTTTCTATAAACAATTCAAACTAAGCCAGTCTTTTTATTATAACCATCCTGTTTACGGTAAACTGAAAGTCCGTTTCAACAACCCGCTGAAAGTACCTAAGCTCCTAAGAAAAGGCGACGGCTGGGTTGGAGACTTCCAGTTAGAACTTATTGAAGAGGTGGAAGATGCTACAAGGTACTGCTGATCCTAAACACAGGGCGGAAGCCGCCTCGCTACGTCCTGAGCCGTATGTTGAACTATTTAAACTAACAGTTGACCGAGATGCCAACACAGCAATTTATATGACTAACCACCCAACTATTCGTTGGGACTTGGTTCAAGGCTCTGAGCGGATCTGGGAAAATTATCCGTTAATCTTCAGTGGGTATAACACCCAAACGACAGGTGAACAAAGTCGGCCAAAGTTACAAATTGCCAACCCAAATGGTTTGTTTAGTCGCTATATTGCCGATAGGATTTTGAAGAAAGCCATCCTTGAACGGTATATGGTTTTGCGTGATGATTTGATTGGAAACAATCCCCGCTACCTTCGGAACAAATGGGTCGTCAACAGGGTGTTAAACCTGACACGGGAAACCATTACGTTTGAGTTACGCAGCGTATTGGATGGAACGAGGTACACTTTACCTGTACGGCAATATATTTCTCCTGAGTTCCCCGCAACCAGTTTGAGCTAACGAGGTAAATGTGGATATTGGTGAGCTACTAAATAAATCTTACGTGGATGGCAAAGACGATTGCTACGGTTTGGCTCGTCAATACTATGAAGATGAGTACGGACTCATCCTCCGCAACTACGCTAGGCCAATAGGGTTTGATGAAGCGAACCTCCCACTACTAGATGAGAATTTCCAGCGCGAGGGTTTTGTATCTTTAGGTGTTCCTGCGATGATAAGCCTTGAACGCGGGGATGGTTTACTGTTCAACCTTTTCCACAGCAAACACGTAAACCATGTTGGCGTTTACATTGGCAATGGTTATTTTATCCATCACCTTTACCAGAAGGTCTCAGTCTGTGACCGCCTTGATGCACGTTGGTACAACAGGGTCATGCGAGTTGTCCGCCATCCTGATATTACACTGGCGAATGATACGCGCATGACTAAGGTCAGCATTTTGGATTTACTCCCACCACACCTACGGGGACGAGTATAATGTTAGCTGAAAAACTCCTACCTTACTGGGATAGTCAAGTAGAACGCTGCGGCTATGTTACCTTAGGTAATACGGTAGTTGAGCTGGAGAATATCCACCCTGACAAGCGAAACGCTTTTGAGATTGCAGCTATCCCCAGTGAAGCTGTGGCTTTATGGCACACTCACCCTTCAGGTTGCCCAAACTTATCTGTGGAAGACTTCCACCTGTTTCGCAGCCTACCTAAGCTGCTCCATGTCATTGTGGGTCGGGCGAATTTAGCTTACTATTTCGTTGATACCGATGGGGTACTATTGAGGAAGGATGATGAGTAATCAATTCACTATTCGGTTGGAAGGATATATGAAACGCTTCCACCCTGAAGTAATTACCTTGATGGCTACAACCCCTCGTGAGGCTTTAAGTTTATTACAAAATTACCTACCCAAGGGTGTCCGTCACCTTGTTCGGATCGCCGAATTGCCTTGTGAAGCAGCCTTTGATAACCCAAACCCAAGTGAGAAGACCCTCACAATCACGCCCATTATTATGGGTGGAGGCGGCGGTAAAAAAGGTGCAGGTTTCCAAATTGCAATTGGCATCCTCCTAATCGCTTTGGCGGTTACAGGTGTCGGCTTAGGGGCTTCGGGATTTTTCACTAAAATTGGTATAAGCAAAGGTGCGTTAATCCTAACTGGAGCGCAACTGATGCTTGGTGGGGCACTTCAGCTCCTCCAGAAAACACCTAAGGCTGACCCCACGCAGGGGGACATGAAGAGTCGATTCATTAACGGTAAAGGTAATACAATTGAGGAAGGCACACCGATACCCCTTATCTATGGCTTGCAAAAAGTTTATGGCCAAATCCTATCATTCGACATCGACGCTGAGGGGTACGACCCAAGAGTATGAAAATAAATAATATCGTTACCTACAAAGGCGCAGGCGGTAAAAAGCCTCGTACACCTGTCACCACGAATGACAACATCTTTTCACGCGACCGCGTTGAGTTATTGCTCGGTGTGGGGGAGGGCGAAATCTTCGGCTTGGAGAATGGGGAGAAGAGTTTCTTTGTCGGAGATGTCCCCCTAAAGGATGCTGCTGGGGTAGATATTTTCCAAGACTTCACGGCAACACCCTACAATGGTAGCTCAAGCCCTATCTCAATTACTTTTGCACTTGGCGGTGAGTCACACAGCACCGATGTGGGTGTAGCCGTAACTCAGAAGTCTCCTGTTATCCGTTACACTCCAGCTAATATGCGCGGTCGATTTTCTAAGATTGATGTGCGTATTAACATCGCGCAACTTTATGCCGAGAATGTAGATGGGGACGTTCTAAATAACACGGCAAAATTCCGTGTAGAGTGGAAAGCCACCAGTTCTCCTACTTGGAACATTGTTGGAGTGATGCCCTCAATCTTAGGCTTAGACCCTGCGGTTACTCTAAGCATTGTATCCCAAGCCGACACACTTAATGGCTACCAACTCTACGGCAAAACCAGCTCTGGTTTCGTACTAGACTTCTCCTTCACGGTGCCCGTTTCCGATACCGATGACTATGCTCTTCGGGTGACAAAGTTTAATCCTGATACCGACCCGACAGTGACACTAAGAACTCCTGCCGAGATTGTTTTCGACAGTTTTCAATTGATTG